AAAATTAGGAATGTTTTTTCAGAAAATACCCCCGGGGACATTTTTGGAAGCCGGGCGATGCTAGGGGGGGTGTATTTTTTTTTACCCCTCCCCCCCATAAACTTTTGGACTCCAAGATTTATTTTTCATTTTATTTTTTTTTATTTTTTATTAATTTTATTTTTATTTCAAACAACGTTTTACCTCACGAGATTTTAATTTAAATTTTTTAAATTAATAACAGTAAAACCTTTGTTCGATGTGAATACAGATGTCGATAGGCATGCCAATGCGCAATGCTTATCGCTATAGCTTAGTATCATTCGAAAGAAGTTCTTGAAACCTTTCTCCACATTCCAGATACATTCTCTCGAACGATCTCATCTATCGCGTTTTGTATTTCTAAATCTTGGTCAGCCTGTGACAAATCATTTGAAACCTTAGCGATGCGCCCCAAAAAGGAGGGGGTATTATAACCCATCCTACTATCGTACTCTAACCATTCATCAAACCTAGTGAATGGATTAAAAGGATTGTCTACTGTTGTTAGCATGTACTCTGTTGGTTCAGTATCAGTCGTACTCATCTCACTCATTGCAGTCCTACCTTGAGTGTAGTTAGACCGACACCCAATGCATCTGCTACCTCAGCCTGTGTATAGCCTGAGGCCAACATCTGTCTAGCACGGGCCTGCTTAGAGCTTGTCATCTTAGGCGCATGCTTAGGCAAAGCCAAAGCCTTAACGGTATCCAGATCACTATTATTAAGAATCTTTTCTAGTTTGCTGTTACTCAATGCTCCAGCTTGGATAGCATCCCATTCTGATTGAGTAATAGTAATCTTGGTCTTCTTAGCTCCTGTTCTAATACGAGCCTCGTTTAATGCGAATTGTCTGATCTTTGTTACATCCTCGGGCTCCATATGGGGATTTGCCTGGCGTACCTGGGAGACATGGGCGTTTGCTAGAAGCTGGGCGTGTCTTTCAAGAGGGGCGTTCTTTTCAGCAACGTTGAGCTTTGCGTTGAGGGAGGAAACTTCATGGGCATAGACTTTCTTAGCCGACTTTGAAGAGGAGGGGGGGATTTTTGTAGTGACTGCCTGCTTCCTCGCATCGTTGGCCATAGCCTTGAGCTTATTAGAATGTGCCGCATAGATAGCCTCCATCTTAGTACCAGATGAAAGACTAAACGCATCCTCGGTCTCAGCCAAACGGGTAGACTTCTCTGTCCTTGGTTTAAGAACTCCTGTTTCCACACGAATTCTTTTACCTGTAGTAGGATCAACTCGGATCTTATAGTCGGGAACCATGGCACCGGTTGGCTCGAATACCTTCTTGCCGGTAGCCGGATCAATCGGTCCACCTCTGGATGCACGTCTCTCTACCCTTTGTGGTACTCGTTTCTCTGCACCTGCCCTACTAATCAGGGTTGCAGCACCTGCTCGCTTTCCACCCTGATACTTTTCTTTTAGAGCAGGAATACCATTATCCTTTTCCGATTGCCGAAAATCAAGGTTATGCTTTTCCGAATCGATGACCACCATGGAATGACGAATAGCTCGAGCCTTCTCGTCATTGTTTGCTCCATGAATAGTCATATCTGTGATTAGATTAGAAATCTTGCCCATCTCGGTTTGCTTTCGAGATGAACTAATCGGTGGAATAGGAGAACCTTTAGGTATCTTGTAGACCTGAGGATCAAAGCCCTTCAATCCTTCAAGGGCGGGGGTATCTTTTACCAACCTATTATTGTTAGGAATAACGAGAACTGTATCACCATCGAAATCAGCACCGGACAAGCGTTCAGCAACAGAATGATGAATACCAACAGCATCCTTAGCGGCAGTACCTAAGATCTTGCGAGCTTCACGATTACGATTGTTCACCGTCAACTGAGGAATTTCGAATGTCCCTCCGTGTGGGTGACGAACCAATGCTACTCGCTCACCATTTCGCATCGTAGGCGCATAGATCTCATTAGCCTTAATCGAGTTAATGGGGAGCAGAACCTTTGTTGCCTGTCGTGGAAGACTCGCTGCCTGAAGATGAACTGCTGCTGAATCGGTTGAGTCAGCAAAGATCAACAACATCTTCTTACGCACGGTTGGATTCGTGAGAGAGCTGATCTCATTAAACTCTCTAACCCGTCGTTCATGCGTTACACTAAGCTGTTGCCTAGCAAGCGCTGGACTTTGTTTCGATAGCATCTGAGACGAAAGATTCTTAGACCAGCTATCCCAAGAGCCTTCTTCTCCCGATCCTTCCTTGAGCGGACTGCCAATCATGTTCATAGCCGAAATGACTTTGCCATCTTTCCCATGAACTTGGCGAACAATTGATCCGAAAGGAAACTCAGGATCACCAGTCATTTCTTTCATTACATCTTTCTTGCGGCCTGTGTTCTTCTTGCTCGTATTAAAAACAAGATCAACACCAGGCGGAAGATCATCTTTATATACAGCCATACCCTTTAGATAATGCGTGCCATCAACAGCGATACGTACCTGAGCATAACGATTTGATCCGATAGCCAGATCTTGCACGCCGGGCCGAACATAGATAACGCCATCTGCTTTACCACCACCATCTTCAGCATAGTTAATCCCAATTCGCCTAGAACTGATTGAGATTGGCGGTTGTGTGCTGATATATGTTCGACCGTGATCGGTTGAGTATTCGGCAACTTGCTTGATCTGTGCTCTATTTTTCTGAACTTCTTGAAGACTAGTGCCAGGACGAGCCAACACTTTCATCGTCGTGTACTTACCTGTACCCAACTGCAACACTTTGATGTTGTGAACTTCGTATCCTTTTTCCCTTAAGATAGCAACGGCCGTATTGAGATGAGTTGCGGTAACGCCAAGTTGACTCTCTACACCACGACCAATATCGATGTACTTCTTTTCATCCACATGCTTCTTGAGCATATTGGACGTAGTCTGCAGAGCATCAGCTTTGTCTTTCTCACCAGGAGCGAGCAGAGCACGAACCGAAGATTCATTAAGACCCATGCGCTGACCAATCGCAACATTCGACCAGCCCTTTTCCTTCAACCGCTGAGCTGTGAGAATCTTCTGCTGTCTCTGCTGAGCAACAGCAATCGATCGAGCAGCTCTGAGTTGCGTTGTCGTAATCCCATAACCTCGAGCAATCTCAGCTTCGGACATGCCATCTTTTCGATGCATATCGATAACGTCGAGAAAACTCCGGTTACGAGTATTTTCAGATCCTCCTGATCCCCAAGGATAACGACCCGAACGACGGAGGATGCCGTAGTGCGCAAGATGTTTTTCTTCAGTGCGAATCACGACTGCTCCTCCAATCTTCGATGAGTGATTACTCTATCAAATTCTCTGATTTTATCCATGATAAATATAATGTCCTCTGGATCCGCATCATATACCATGACTTCATTGTCTTGATAGAGACGAAGTTCGATCTTAATGCTGAAAGGATCTTTGTCATATTCGATACAAAACAACGCTGCATAAATTTCGAGTTGATGAACAGAGCCAGGAAAGACTCCAGTCTTTAGATCATGAATTCGGAGCGTGTTGTATCGAAACGAAATCGTATCTGCAGTACCAAAACAATTCTCGGAATAGTACAGAACTTGTTCACAAATCATTCTATATTTAATAGCATCATTAATGTACAAGCCGACAGTACCAACCAGATCTGAAAGTCTACCTGCTTCGATTTCTCGATGAGCATATTCATGCTGCGCAGTACCATAGGCGCTAGCTTGAGCTGCAGTCCAACGTTCAATCAATCGATCAGGTGAATAATGAATCCAATGATATTGGCTAGGACTGAGAAACGCGTGTTCGCCCTGGAGATTTAAATGCTTGTTGAAGCGCACTCAAAACCTCCACTTCATTCTCAGGATAAATGTATGCAGCAAAAGACATCTCGTTTAGCTGCTCAATATAATACTCTTGATTGGGTTGAGATAGAGAATCCTTTGTAGGTTTAACCTCCAATACTGCCCAAAACTTTTCCCAAAGAATAAGCAGATCTGGAAGTCCTTGCCGATATGACGTATCCAATTTCACAACCAAGCAACCGGGAAACATATCTTCGAGCTGTTTGATGATCTTGGCTTGGTATTTATTCTCGGTCATGCGACATCCATACTGGCACCGCGTAGTCGCCAGGAGTTATTCGGGCTGGCAACCGACCATTGAACCGATACGAGAACAACGATCGGTGCTGTCGAATCAACTGCCCCATCTGCAACAACCACAAGAGTATCCGCTTGTCCCGCAGCCAGGTTACCCCCACCAGGACCTACTGACCAACCGCCACCCAATGCAAGAGGTCGACTCATCTCGACATTAAGATGCTGCACATTGGTCGCACCAACAGCGAAAAGCTCGAGTAGCCAACGCCATCCTTGTCGAGCCGCACTTAGTGCGCCAGTTGTACTAGTCGAAACTTGAATGACAGTAGTGCCATTAAGCTTTACGCGCCAGGTAATTTGGTCTGTGGCAACCCGGTTAAAGAGAAGATCGCCATATAGTCGAGCAGCAAAGCGTCGATTTGTGCCGAGATCATTAGCCGCGATAGTACGTGAATAAAGCGTTTGTTCCGTAGCAAGATTTTGAATATCGACCGGAGCGGTAAGATGATCGAGCGCAGAAGCAGCAACTGCTGGAGCCCACTTCATTTTCAGCGGCTGTGCTGGATCTGCGGTTAGTACATATCCACCGGTCGCAGCAGCGGGAAGATTATCTACCGAATCGTTAGCAATACCAACAAGAAGATCGCCAACTGTATCGATTTCCGTATAAGCAACCGTACCCGGAATTCCTTGTGGACCTTGGGGACCCGTTGGGCCTGCTGGTCCAGCTGGGATTGGGCCTGCATAAACCCATGCCGATCCTGTATAGTTATAAGTATCGCCTGAATTTGGGTAGAGAAATACATCCCCTGCATGAGGACTGGGGACATTAATGGGATCCGGCCAAGAGGTTGAAGAAACGTACCATTTTCCTCCTGGAGTCCCGGCTGCTCCCGTTGCACCGGTAGCACCTTTGAGATTTCCACGAAGTGTCCATACATTGGTAGCCGATGGTACAAGAGCCATAATACCGGCGACGAGTGCAGAACTGGTCTGACCTCCACCACTCTTCCAACCATATGTACCAACAACATTCTGAGTCGCGGCGCTGGCAAGATCAAGCATATTAACTGCCAAAGTAAGAGATGGAATAGTCTCAAACTGCTCTGTACCAACGCTCTCGCTCCACTGACCAGTACCTGCGTTGGGATAACCGCCCCAAATCGAAAGAATGGTACGTGCCGCGGTAGTCGTAATCGACTTTGTAAACGTTGGGTTTGACGTTGGCGGGGCCTGGTTGGCAAGTCCTGAAACATTGCACAATTCAAACGACGCCGTACCAGCAAGCGACAATAGATGACAACTATATGCTGCGGCCTGAGCACTGAGAGTCCATGTCCAACTCGCCGGGTCACCAGCGGCATAAGCTGAATCCTTCGAATAAACCCAAAGATATATGTAGCCAGTGCCCATTTGTATCGCACCGCTGGATCCAATCAAAGTCCAACCGGCAGGTGCTCCAGACATCGTCAAAGCATTCGTTCCATAGCCAACACAAATCACCGCAAGCCCGGCATCTCCAACAGCAGCGGTTGCCGGTTTACTGAGCGGTAGTGCAGTACGAAGAGAACCAGACGTACCATCACCAGTAAGATTGCTTCGATCGCGCAATGATACTGCCGCGCCGCCGCCACTGGTTTTCTCGTAATAATCTCCATTTGCGCCATCTAGATACCAATCTCCAACCACTCCAGTTGCGCCTGCTGGTGCTCCTGAACCGGTAAACCATTTCTCTCCAGGAGCTCCTGCTACACCTTGAGAACCAGGGGCTCCAGTCGGTCCTTGAGGACCTAGAGCTCCCTGCGGTCCAGCTGGTCCAATGAGGTTTCCGATGAAATTCCAATCACCAGACCCTGGCCCAGGTTGTTTCTCCCAAAAACGACCATCATCCGTCTTGAGCCAGAGATCTCCGACAATACCAGTGGTATCAAGAGGAAGCGTCGTCGCGAGATACCATTTCTCGCCCGGGGTTCCTGTTGGTCCCTGAGAACCCGTTGGTCCTGTAGAACCTGTTGCTCCAGCAGGTCCGGTTGCTCCAACTGGTCCTTTAATATTTCCTCGAAGGGTCCAGGCCGAAGCTCCGGTTTTCTCGTAATAATCCCCCGTAGCAGAATCAAGATACCAATCCGATACAGCTCCGGTAGCGCCCGACGGGGCTCCGGATCCGGTAAACCATTTCTCACCAGCTGTTCCCGCTGGACCTTGCGAACCCGTTGATCCCGTAGGACCCTGTGGGCCCGTAGGACCCTGTGGACCCGCTGGTCCTTGAATATTTCCTGAATCTACCCATGTAGTTCCGTTGGTCCAGACCCACAAGTGATTGGTATCGAGAGCTGTATATGCATCACCATTAACATTGCCTGTTGTAGGCAATGCACTAGATGTCGGCACCGTTCCCTTCATGTTGATCCCAGTACCAGCAGGACCTTGCGGCCCTGTGGGCCCGGTAGGACCAGTTGCTCCTGTATTTCCTTTTGCTCCTTGAACTCCCTGAGGACCAGTAGGACCGGTAATCCCAGGAGGTCCCTGAGCTCCATCAGCGCCAGGCGTGCCAGGAGTACCGATACTACCGGTCGCTACAACATGAATTTCCTTCGAAGGGTCCAGTGCCAGTTTTACTTCAGGCGGGGGGTCAAGAACGACGTGAATATCGTCAGGTGTGATTGTAACTGTGACGTGATCATCGAGAGACATCGGCGACACACTCCACTCTTCCCTGACAGAGAGTACGCGGTTCGGCACCTGCCTTTGTCCACTGTACATCCCATACCCCAGCAAATACACCCGCTTTACTCGAGGGGTCGAGTGACAATGCCCGGGTTTGATCGCCGGTCAAAGATAGGACAACTACCCCCTCATAAGCGTCTACAGTATTAACTGAAAATACAGCAATAGGATCAACCTGGTCCAGCCTATCGATTCGGATCTGTGCGTCGACGGCGCCAGAGAGATCGAGCTCGTCACCTTTACTATCAGTGCAAACCATTCGAAGGTCGACGCCATCACCAGCATAAAGACTCAGATCCAAGACGTCTGGCTGTAGATTTATGCTAGCCATGGTCCTCCTTTCTTGGTTTACGAACGAATAGTTGCAAAAATAAAAGGGCTTGTTCCTATTCCCTCTATTATACTGTGCGATTTTTACGCTGACTAATATCTAATCGGTATTATTCCCCCCCGACTCTGGATATCGCTTGCGCAGTTCATCGTCTACCCGCTCTACCGAATCCACCATACCGAGTAGATGGGCGTCGGTGACGATCGCATCTGTCCAAATTGTGATCACCCACGAATAAACACCAGCAGCTGTGCGACGAAGTTCAATCGAGCCACGACCAGGAACAGGATCTCTATACGGTTTCACAGTTTCAGAAGCCAAATCATTCTCCTATCTTTCCAAAATGCCGAATTCTTGATACGTAGGCCATACGTAGGTACGATTCAAAATCGAAAGAACTAGGTCTTGCTCGAGCAGTCCATATCGCTGTGCACAAACAAACGAGTCGTCGCTCACCTCCCGAGTTTTCAAGTCCATAATCGGAGCCTGAATAGGATTTTCGTACGGCTGGCGAAATTGCTGATTATATTTAATCGCGAACCAGCGCGGACGCCAGACGAGATTATCTACCTGATTGTTATGACGATCGCCATCTAGATTGATCGGGGTGTCAAACGGTTCTTTGTCTCGTGAAATGAATGCCTTGGCTACGAGCAGCGGTACCGATCGATGATATTGCACACCGTCACGCATCAATCCTACTTGGAGTACTCCGAACTGATTTTCATTGAGCGCTAAGATTCTCCCCGTTTTGTCAGTACGGATTTGACCGTAATTGCTGACAGAGTAACCATCAAACGAATCAATTTTTCTCCACTCTTCAAATATCATCTACGTCACCAATCGAAGAACTCCAGCAAGAATAAAAACGACCCAAGCAGGCACGAGCACATCCATGACATTATCGAACCAATCAATCTCCTTGTGACCGACCCAACTGTAAAACGTTTGCTCCAGCTCTCTGATCAAATAGTAGGAAACGGCCGCTACTGCTCCGTACCATTCTCCCTCGTGTCCGAGCGACCAAGCGATAGCGCCTACAACAACCGCAATCAGCACGGCAATAACGCTATGAGCTACCCACGTCTGCCAATCTTCTCCGTGAGTCCATTTATTTGTTGCTTCTTTAATCCTCCATCCGCGTTTTTGCTCTTCAACCATGCTTTTTCTCCAAAATCTTTAATTGGCCTTGGGCAAAGCGTCGCCTTGCGGCGGATGTGGCTGCTTTTTCTCTCCCTTGAAACAACTTCTCTTGCCCAAAAAA